TCTACAATTTCATCAACACCAGATAAGTTTTGTAGCTTTGCATAGTGTACTAAAATTCTAGGTTCTTGTTGTGAGTAGTCAAACGATCCCCAAACAGTTTTTTCTTCTGGAATAAATATAGATCTAATCATCGGTCCCAGCTCCGGGTGCCTCGCTGGAATCTGCTGTAAGTTTGGATTACTCATAGAGAATCTACCTGTCACCGTCCCACCTGCATCTGATCGTATTTGATTTATGTCTGCGTGTATTCTACCATCAACTGCGTGTTTAGTAATCGAATCAATAAAAGTTGTGTGCGCTTTGTTGATCTCTCTTGCGTCTGCAATACAACGTGCTAATTCGTGTGGATGGTTTTGTAAAAAGTTTTTTGTAAAACTAGGTTCATTACTTTTTTCTGTCCTGTCATATGGTAATTTTAATTTGTCAAAAGCTTTTGCAATAGATCTAGCTGCATGTATTTCTACATGAATACCTGTTAACTCTTTGATTTTACTAATGATTTTAGCTTCTCTTTGCATAAGATTTTTTTTAATTTTATCTGCATGTTCAAGATTAACTCTTACACCTTTGAATCTCATATCAACTAAACAAGGAAATAGTTTTGTCTCTAGGTTAAACACATCCCAAAGTTCTTCTTTATATAATTCAGTCTCTAATCTTTTCCAAAGTTTTAAGGTAGCTTCAGCATCTCTCTCTGCATATTGTCCTACAAATAGTGCAGGTAATCTCCACATATCTTTTTTAGGATCAAGACCATATTCTTTAGCAGCTGCTTGTAAAATATTTTCATCTTTACCAATACCCACATAAAATCTTGCTAGAGTATTTAATGCATAAGATAATCTATTCTCATCTATTAAAGACGCTGCAATCATAGTATCTACGATTTTACCTTTTACAATTATTCCTTCTGATCTTAACCAACACACATCATACATTGCATTGTGAAATATAAATGTTGTGTCAGGTTGATTAACTATATCTTTAAGCCAAGAGTAAACTAAATTTTTATCTAGATTACCACCTGATTCGTGATGAATTGGAAAGTATCCTGCCCAACCTTCTACGGCTACAGCTACTCCTGCTACATGACCTCTACCTGTAACATTACCAGAACCTAATGTAGTTAAGTGTGGATCATTAGTTTCTAAATCTATTGCTATCTCCTTACAACCACGAAGATCTTTTAGTTCTTCTGGCATAACCCATTCTGTTTCTGGAGTAAACAATGGGATCTGGGTACTTCTCACGAGTAATCCCTTTCAATAATCATCTCTAAATAGTGTATAGCTTTTCTCACGTCCTCTTCCTTTCCCTTCGATTGATGTCTACAGATATATTTTATAGCGTTGCCCTCTGCGAAAAGCAACTTGTTTTCGTTAATAAACTCTGCAGGTTGAATTTTCATTTGTTTATAATGTTTTCCTCCTACCTGTGTATCTAGAGAATCATATTCTGCTTTCTTAAATATTTCTTTATTGGTCATAGTATATAAGCACGATCAAAGTTCTTTGGATCTAACACATGCAATTCACGCTTCGCTCTCGTCGCTCCGGTATAAAATAATCTATGTAATTCATCTGGGTCGTGACTAAAAGTTTCAAGTGCTGCATTAGTTAAGTCCTGCATAAGCAAAACTTTATCGGCTTCTCCTCCTTTCGCTCCGTGTATAGTTGACATTGTTATACGAGGATTTTTATTTATTTGCTCTCCATTCGCCCTCATATTACGAATATAGTTTTCTGTGAGAGTATCTAAACCTTCAAAAGATTCGTACCAAACCTTATCAGTTATTAGTCCGTGTTTCTCTTGACAGTCTTGTAATGTATATTTGTCATCAGCGTGTAATGTTTTACCTTTTCTAAATCCTTCTAATACATTTGATCCAAGATATTCATAAATGTTTTTTATTTCTAAATGATTTAAGATGCCTTCTTTACGCCATGATTCCCAATTGTTTAATGCTAATAATAATTTAAGAGATATAGAATTTCTTCCTTTGTATTGATAATACCATCCTTGTAGTTCACATAAATCTTTTACATCATCTAAAAAATAATTAGCTGAAGATAGTACTAACCAATTACCTTGAGACATATCTACTTGTGTAATATCAGAATATCTTTTTAAGATTCCCTCATCATCTCTTGGTCTATATTGTTTATCAAATCTATTTTGTACCTTACTAATTATATGTTGAGATAGTTCGTGTATTGGTCCACCTGGTATTCTATATGATTGTTCTAATGTTTTGATATCATCTACTTCTTCTTTTAAAGCTATGAAGTGATCTACATCTGCACCTGCCCATTTAAATATTGCTTGATCATCATCTCCTGCAATGTAAGTTTTGTTAGCGTTTGTCCAAAGTTTTCTAACCATATCCCATTGTATTAAAGATAAGTCCTGCGCTTCATCTATAAACAATACTTCAAATTTAGGATTAATATCCTTCTGTATAAAATTTTCTAATAAGTCATTAAAGTCTTTCAAGCCTTTTTCTTTTTTAAATCTTTTTAATTCTTCTGCTAATAAAAATAATGTACTTCTTTCTATATCTAATATGTTTTGTCGTGAATCATAATACTCTAATAGATCCATACGTTTAACTGCAGCTGTATTTATTATTGTAAGATATTCATTATCAGAATTAAAGGTACCATCATCTGCAGAATAAGAAGCAGTCTTAATTGGTATGCCACATTTTTGTCCAAATTCCTTATAGTCTTCGGGTTTCATCATCTTCTCTTTAGTCATTCCTAATTCTCTAAATGCATAGGAGTGTAGAGTTCTAAAATTGTCTAGATCATTGTCTATATCTAAAGCAAATTTATCTGCAGCTCTATTTGCCGCTTCAGTGGCTGCTTTCCTTGTAAAAGAAAAGTAACCTATTTGTTTAGGTCTAACTCCTTGTTGAATAAATTCATCCACTAAATTTAACAACGTTGTTGTTTTTCCTGTTCCTGGTGGTCCTAATATTATTGTCTTCATATTTTTTTAGTTTCCTTTCTGATATTCTTAATTTTGTTTGTGTAATTTCTAATTCATCTTTTAATACTTGTATTTCTTTTCTCATTCGAAGGTGCCAATTAATACCTACGTCTTTAGAATACTTCACTAAAACAATCCTTTCATTAGTCCTATATTAAATATTTCTTCTTTAGTTCTTACTCTAGCACCTTTAGAATTTTCAGATCTTGTTACAAATCTTAAATTTTTAAGTCTATAGTTCCAAGGTTTTCCATCAATATGATCTACTACAGTTATATCATAATCATATGGGTCTAAATGATCTGGATCTAGAAAAGCTCTAGCTGCTAATTTGTGAATACAAATACTTACACTTTTTAAACTATTGTTATTTTTTCTTTTATCTAATGATTGTAACATTACATATGGATATTCTATGGTATCTCTAATAACTACATGTTGAACTTTACTCGTTCCTTTACCTTTGTAATTTGTATTAATAATATATGGAAAATCTCCTGTATTTAATCTTTCATGGAATACAGCAAAAGGATGTAATCCTCCTGTAGGTTTCATAAAATATCTATTAGGAATTATATTATGATTAGGAATAATACTAGCAACATCTACGGTATTATAATCAACTCCTACTTTTAATTTACTAGGTTCTTTAAATAAATTTAATTGATCTTTTTTCATTAAAAATTATCCTGTTGGTAAGCAATTTTAGATAGGGTTGCATCTATTTTTTTCATAGTTTTTATTTTAATTAGTCTTGGTTGTTGTTTTTTAATTGTCATTCTAATTTCTTCTACAAATATATTTTCTAATCTTTTAATTAAATTTCCTGTTTTAATTTTATCCATATCCCAATGATTCTTTTTACAAAAATTATAGAAGTCTTCCATTCTAAAATAAGTAAATTCTCTTTGTTCATCTGTAAATGGTAACTTATTAAAAATATCATCCATAGTTCTTGCAGCTTGTCTATTGGTAGTCCAATCTTGTAATAGTCCTGTTAATTCATTAATAGGATCTAATGATTCTAAAGGTTCTATCTCTTGAATATTAGTCATCATTGGTTTTAAAAAATGTTGTTTCCAATCTTTAGGTTTAGGTACTGGTATAATAGAGTTAGCTTGATCTAGGCAAGCTAATGCAAACATACCTGGATTGTAAAGTTGTTCTGATTTTAATTCTATTCTTTTATCTCCTAGATTTAAAAACCATTGTGGAGGATTAGAAGTATATTTTGTTAGGTTTGCTAACACAGGCATTTCTTCTTCTCCAAATCCTACACCAAATCTTTTTGTTCTACATAAACCAGACTGACATACAGAATTAATAGGTGCATCTTTACATCTATACTTGTCATAACCTTTTCTGTTTACTGATTTAATTAATTGTTGAACTTCATTGTTGCTCAATGCAGGTTCCATATATTGCATATTAGCTTTTACTATTTCATCTTCCCAACTATCTGGATGCGATTGTTTATAATAAACTGCAATATTAAATAATGCATTGTTTCTTGAGCCCTCCCCAAAACCTATTGATGCTAATTTGTTTAAACAAGGAGGACCATTTGGAAATGCTTCTTCTATTTTTTTTTCTTCTGTCTTAATTTTTTCGACTTCTTCTTTACTGCAGCTGTAAACATCATAGAGCTGACAAAATTCCTCAAGTGTACAAGAGGAGCCATTATCGTTAATAGCATATCGTAGTCCTTTCGTTTCATTGTGGTATGGTAAGTTTAAGAAGTTACCAGTGTCACCACGTTCCACTAATATTTCTGTTTGTTTAGGAAAGATCTCTGAACCTTCGTATCCTAAAACTTTTGCAAATTGTTTTAATTTTGATTGCATCAATGATGCAGGAATATTTTCTTTGGTAAATAAAAAGACGTGCGCTCCACCAGATTTAGATCGGCAAACTATTAATGGGAGTTTAAGATTCCTAATACTTTTAACGAGGCCAGCGTGATCAAAGTTATATTCGTCAATATCAATGCACCCCCACCTACAATCATTATTTTCTGTGATAGGGATAATCCCAAGGGCAGCTCCTTCTCCATTGAGATGTCTTTCCCAGAGTTCGTCGGTGACTGGTTTACGAACAATAAAAGCTTTTCCTTGTTGCTTTCCGTTTGAGCCACGTTCTCCAGGTTGGTATTGTCCATATGCTATTGTTAATCCACTAAATATATTTTTGAATTTATCTTTTTTCATTATCATTTCTATTGAATTTGTAAAGGGGATCTTGCGATCCCCTTCGAACTAAATTTAGTACGGCGTACTATCTTTAGCCACCTCTTCTACATCTGCTTTTGTTTGCACGTTTCCTTTAGAGACATTTCCAGAAAAATCTTTTGCACTTAAGTACAAAGACTTATCTTCCTGTCCTAATATTCTGTCTTGTGTAACAACCCATCCATACCAAGAACCTTTATCGTTCTTTTGTAGTGTAGATGATAGATTATACACAACCCCATGCATTGGTGGGATTATAAATCCACCTTTTCCGTCAGGTATTTGTATGGTTTTCATCATAGAATTCCATTTTTTACTGACGTTTAATTGAGTTGATTTCATAGTAATCAAAGCAGGAGTATAACCCCCTGTTTTTGTCTCAATCATTACATAGTAAGAAGCTGTCTCTTCTAAATAGTTACCATTTGGTAATCTAATTTTAGAGCCATCTCTCTTACCTGTTGCGATTATCGGACTGTTCGGTAAGTGGATAGCAACCGGAGCACCTGGTCCATCCCCTCTATCCGACCATTCTGGATAATCTTTCTTATAGTAACAAGGAATAACCTTGATACCTTTTTTACCATCGAATAATTCGCTGGTAACAGTATTATAGATCATACCAGGTTTGGCACCTTCTATATACTTTGCATCACCATCAGTTACCTGTGGTGATAGTTGTCCCAGAATTCGAACAAACGGTAACGCCATATCTTCTTGCGTCATGTTCTCGAACCCTGTAGCTGCATCATTACCAAACAAGGCAACTGATCCAGTATCTTTTTTAGCCATTACTTCATTAGCCATTATTTTCCTCCATTATTTTTTCCGGCTTATTTTAGTTTTGTCTTTAATCCATGTATTAAAGACTTCAGAAGGCATGTCGAGACCGGCCTCGACACGCTCCTTAAACAGGGCAGTTAAAGTAGCCCAAGCCACATCAGATTTCTGTTGTGGTTGAAAGCCATTATCTGCCGCAAGGTTGAGCAATTGCTCTGCCTTGTCATCTTCCCCACGACCAAAAGTTACAAAGACATTGTTTTTAATAATGTCCTCCAACTTATTGTCACGAAGCCATTGATAGGCTGCTTCTCTCTTCACTTCATCTTTTGGAAGAGTGCACCTAAATTCTTTTTTAACTGATACTGCAGATCCATCACCTAACTTTATTTCAGTTAAGTTCTGCTCTGCTAATAGTTCTGGAATAACTCTAGAACTAATGTCATCAGCTTCAGCTTTTTTAGCTTTTAGTTTATCTTCTAATTCTGCAATCTCGTCTTCTTTACCTTTTAGTTTTTGACACTCTGCAGCTATGGTAGTTACTTCAACTGAATCTAAAAGATCTTTAGAATCTTTTATCATCATTTCATTTACTTCACTCATGTTTATCCTTTCTGATAGAGATCGAAATTTATTGGATAGTATTTACTCTCTCGTCGATCCCATTTCAAGAGATTAAATTTACCGTTTGTTTTATCACAAACGATTGCACAAGAAATACCTATAATAGCTGGATCTCCTGTTAGCAATACATAATCTTGTTCTCTAAAGTCTCTTAAGTTTTTTTGCATTTTAAAAACAAAAGGACTTGAAGAAAATATTATTTGAGAATCTGGACCATAGTTAGGTAAACAAATAACTAGATATCCAAAATCAGATGCACCTAATATATTTATATTAGCTGGTGGATGTTGTAATACATAAACAAATTTTTCTTCAGGATGGTCTTTATAGAATTGTAAAAACTCTGCCAAAGATTTTGGTTTATATAATTCAAATATTTTATTTTTCATTTTTTAACTTTCTATTTAATTCTATTATTCTATTGACAGACATTAACATAGGGTTTATATAATTGTCAACTAGAAAGAATAAAATAATTATGGATTATAAATTTAAGACTAAACCATATGCACATCAATTAACTGCGTTAGAAAAATCGTGGGATAAACAAGAGTATGGTTACTTTATGGAGATGGGTACAGGTAAATCTAAAGTGTTAGTAGATAATATAGCTATGCTTTATGATAAAGGTAAAATAAATGGGGCATTAATTATAGCACCAAAAGGTGTTTATAGAAACTGGATGTCTCAAGAAATTCCAATACATTTAGCTAGTCATATACAACCCAAGATGGTATTATGGACAGCCTCAACTTCCAAGACAAAACAAAAAGAATATGATTCGTTATTTGAAACAGGATACGATCTTCATATTTTAATTATGAATGTAGAAGCATTCAGTACTAAAAAAGGTTTAGATTTTGCAGGTAGATTTTTAAGAACACATAGAACTTTAATGGCTGTTGATGAATCAACAAGTATTAAAACACCTACTGCTAAAAGAACTAAATCTATTTTGTCTATTGGTAAACTTGCTAACTACAGAAGAATACTTACAGGTTCTCCTGTAACTAAATCACCGTTAGATTTATATACTCAATGTGCTTTTTTAAATGAGCATTTACTAGGTTTTACCTCTTATTATACCTTTAGAAATAGATATGCCAATATGCTAGATAGGAATTTTGGTGGCCGTAGAGTACAAATTGTAGGTGGTTATAAGAGATTAGATGAATTAGCAGAGATTTTAAAAGCTTTTTCTTACAGAGTTTTAAAAGAACATTGCCTAGATCTACCAGAAAAAATATATATTGAACGACAAGTAGAACTTACAGAAGAACAAAGTAAAGCTTACTCTACTATGAAATCCGCGGCGCTCGCTTCTCTAAAAGGTAAGATGGCTACAGCTCCCCACGTTCTGACACAAATGATGCGACTACACCAAATCACTTGTGGTCATTTAAAGAATGATGATGGTACGATAACCGAAATTAAAAATAATAGATTAGATGAATTGTTAGATGTGCTTGATGAGATAGAAGGTAAAGCTATTATTTGGGCTAACTATATTTACGACATAGAACATATTGTAAAAGAAGTTAAAAAAGAATATGGAGAAAATTCTGTAGTACAATATTATGGTGCTATTTCGTCAGAAAAAAGACAAGAAGCTATTGAAAAGTTTCAAGATCCCGATTCTCCTGTTAAGTTTTTTGTTGGTAATCCACAGACCGGTGGCTATGGTATTACTTTAACGGCTGCAAGTAATGTTATTTATTACTCTAATGGTTATGATCTAGAGAAAAGGTTACAGTCAGAAGATAGAGCACACAGAATTGGTCAAAGAAAATCAGTAACGTATGTTGATCTTGTTGCACCAAAAACTGTAGATGAAAAAATTAAAAAAGCTTTGCGTAAAAAAATAAATATTGCTAGTGAAATTATGGGAGAGGAGTTAAGAGATTGGATTTAATTATTTTAAATGATGGGTTGTATCAGTTGATACCTGTTACAAAACAAATTATGGAAGGTATTGTTATAACAACTGAAGTAGATTGTTTTGCTTTGTGTGATATTTTAAGACTTAAGTTATCTGGTTATGCAGATACTTTAAACTTACATATTATGAATGATGGTAGTGGTAACTTTATAGGGTGTATGTGTAACTAGGATTTTCTAGGACGAAAGTATTTTTATTGAAAATTATAAATCCACTAACCCCGTTTCACGATTCAAGAACTTATATTCTATTTTCTGTATGTTAAAATCTTTTTTGATTTTGTTACAGATTTTTTCTACATCAAATTTGGCACAAGAGTAGACATCAAACTGCATTAGTGCAGGTGATGGTCCATCCCATACATGCATAGCAATATGTGAAGTCTCTATAATTGCAACGGCAGTAATACCTCGGTTGCCTTCCATGTGACAGTACTTAACATAAGGACCCATAAATATTTTCAT